TTGCAAGAGCACTGGTGAATCGTCCGGAAATTATATTTGCAGATGAGCCGACAGGTAGTGTCGCATTAGTACAACACTACCCAAAAATAATTCCCGTGATGTTATTATCACGGTCAACACGAATTTCTGATATGACAGAGCGCCAGAGCGTCCGTTTTTCTTCACGGGTCAGGGAATCATATATGCTTTTAAAATCTGTTTGCAACATTCTTTCTACAGCGGAAAAGTCCGGCGGCGTTTCTTCTGGCGCTTCATCTGGTATCTGTTGCAGGGCAGCAGTATATATCTGGTAGTCTTTTTTATATTCTTCAATAGTAATCAGATCATCCATGTACAGTTCTTTTAATTTTGTCAATTTCCGTTTCAAAACCGCTTTATCTGTTGAGCGCGTTTTCTTTTTGCGTTCTGCCGCTTGCACGTCCCATTCCAGTTTACAACGTTCCAGTTCTTCCCCCAGATGTTCAAAAAGCCATTCTTCAACATAAGATTCACGAACAGATTTATTATGACTGCATCTGCCGCGCTGGAAATGCTGATTGCATCTGTAGTAATAATATGGACCGGCGACATACCCAACAAGATTATGATTACATTCAGCACATTTCAGGATAGAAGTAAAAATATAAACTTTACCACTGGGAACACTGCGGGCGTTTCTGCTGGTTAATACCTGTACACGTTCAAACTGTTCTTTACTTATGATTGCTTCACAAAAGTTTTCATTGTATCTGCCCTTGCTGTCATAGACACCAGTGTAAAGACGTTCAGCAAGCATACGGCGAAAAGTAGCATCACACCAGTTCACACCGTAGGTTTCCCGGATATGCCGGATGGTACCACGTTGGCTTATGGAAGATTCATAATAATTAAAAGCGTCCCGGACGATCGCGGCAGCGTCTGGGTCAATGGCAAGGCGCTTTTCTTCATTCACGACGTAACCAAAAGGACAGTTACCGGAAACAACCGTGCCGTGCTGCACCTTGCTGTCAAATACAACAGAGATTCTTTCGCTACAAATATCAGCTTCATTCTGGGCGATTGATAATTTGACGTTGATATACAAACGACCGTTCGCGGTACTTGTGTCGTATTCTTCATCTGTAGTCTTCCAGTCGCAGTGATGGGTTTGCAGTATTTCCATGATCTTGTAATAGTCCGCGACAGATCGAAACCAGCGGTCAAGGCGGCAGAACAGAAGCAAGTCTATTTCATCACGCTTGACAGCGTTAATCATTTTCTGAAATTCAGAACGTTTCCGCATATCTTTACGGGCAGTTTTTGCAGCGTCGATATATATACCGACAACCACCCAGCCTTGCTGCCGCGCGTATTCTTCCAAACGTTCTTGTTGTGCTTCCAGCGAAAGACCTTTTATCTTTTGTTCTTCACCGGAAACACGTATGTAAAGTGCAACACGAAGCGGACCCGTAGAAAGTTCTTTTTTTATCATGCTATTTCCTTTCTTTTCCTGTCTGCATATGCTACAATAACAATGCAGACGGTATGTTGTATCTGGTATGATTATACAAAACGTTGCAGAAATCCCGGCAGTGTCCCCGCACCGCCGGGATTTTTATTTTCTAACATATAGACAATATGAAATTGCTGTATTCAATTGCAGGCAAACTGTTCTTTGCTATATCCATTATTGCAGACTTGCTATGGTATCGAGAGAATTTGACACCGTAAGCAAATGCCTGTTTTGCAATAATTTCAGAATCGAGTTTTTCTTCATTTTCCGTTATTCGAGAAATAATAGCACTAACGTCAAGAAAACATGCACCTGACGGAATGCGAGCGCCCAAAGATTTTGCGTAAGCAAGTTGACGATCAGACGGAGGAACGGACGGTAAAACAGTAATGTCAAAAGGTCCAACTAATCCGTCATTTTCAGCACACTTGCAAGCACAGTCACGGTCTTTAACTTCATAAATACGCTTGTTTTTGCGCTTGGTATCTGGATTAATACCGATAACCTGAAACCTGCCATAGCTTACAAAGCCACCAGAGGGCGAAACGTAACTGTCCAATGCTTTTAAAGAAACAGCAGGCAAGACCCCGCGCGTTTTCTGCTTCACTTCAACATAGTAAGAAGACTGGGAAACAGACATTTCTACTTTTACGGGAGCAGAGACAGTCTGCGAATTACTAAATAAACGTGAAAAAAATCCCATAAAATACCAATCCTTCCAGACATTGCATTTTCTACCAGAACTTACTTGTATTATACAGACAGTGTAGCAGGTAATATAAACGTTGCACCCAGCCATCAGGAGAAGGGGTAGGGTGATACATATGGTTATAAAGTACGTTTACTATAAATACACAAATGTATATGCGTTATATTATCGGTCAAATAATACACTGTACTATAACAGGCTATTTTCCGGGAAATGCAAGTTAATCATATTTAATTAAGAAAAAAGGCTGGGTGCGCTTTTACCCAGCCCCCAGCCCTGACCCTTCTTCTTCAACTGGGTACTGACTTTCCAGTTCTTCCGGCGTTTTCGGATGATCGTTGTTGTCCGTTAATTCCGTCTTAAAATGTTCTATGAGCATTTTTCTAATGTCCGGGTCAAGTTCAAAATACGCTTTCACAACTTTCAGTTCAAGATCAGACGCGCCACGCGCCCGGGCAAATTCATCAAGGTTGAATGTTTCCGGTTGCACGGTCATTGGTTCAAGACCGTTTCGCAACCATTCTTCATTTAATCCACAAACAGAACAAATAACCTTTATGCTGCTGTCTGCCACAGTGGACCCTTCCTGTTCCATATAACTTACGCCGGACTGGGTAACACCCAGAATTTCCGCGAATTGCTTCTGATTCATCTTTTTAATTTCTTTTCTGAAATATTTAATTCGTTCATTAATAGTCATGCGATTTCACACCTCCTTTCTATCTGATAAATTAATAATACCAGTCACTTGTATAAATGTCAATAGAAATAACAAGAAAATAGTTGACAAATACAAGTGACTGGTATATTATAGTCTCATAAAACAAGTGAATGGTATAAAACAACAAACCACTTGTAAAAATAATAAAAGGAGGAAACCAAAATAGGAAAACCAACAATAGTAGTGCATAAACCGCAAAGAAGATTCCTATACAATCACTTTTTGCGATACATTTTAGCAATTTTTCCGCGCTTGCAATATACAGAATTTGGAAGCGCGGAAAACCCAGAAAGCATGAAAGACATAAGAAAATATGTTGCTATCTGGTTTAGCTGGTTCGGTCATGTTTTCTGGAAGAAAGTTTATTTGTTAGACCCAGAAGACCGCAACTTTTGAAAATCAGAGCCGCCGTAGCGTGGACATACAAAAAGTATCTGACTATCAGAATAAACACGATTTACAGTGTTGCACTTGATACAAAGATAATCACCAGCACCCGGCATGGTTCCAGATTTTACATACTTCACATAAGCACCACCTTTACTATGTGATGATGTGACAATTTGAGTATAGCAAAGGGGAATTAGAAAGAAAAGGAGGAAACCACAATGGCAGAAAACAGAAAAGCACTGGAAATGATTCTGGCAGCAGAAAACCAGAAAGAAGCAGCAGACGTTCTGGACTTTGCAAAACTGCTGACAGAGGAACAGAAAAGCAGTTTTGAAACATTACTGCGCGGTGTAAAAATCGGCTACGATCTGGCGACAGGTGGAGCAGCAAAGACAGCGTAAAGCGCCTGCCTGCGGGTGGGCGCGAAGAAAGGGAAACAAAATGGAAGAAGCAAGACAGTTAAGCAATGAAGAACTGTACGAAACCGTAAAAGGCTTCTGGGGCAGCAACCTTCCACCATTTGAAGATTTTGAGAAATGCGGAAAAGGACTGCGGGCAGATGATAAGAAAAAAGCATGGTTTATAAGACAGTCAGGAAACTTCATAAGAATTGAAGTATTCAGCCACGCAGCACTTGGACTGACAGACTGCGGCACACTCATATGTAAAAACGGGGAATGGGTGCGCTGGGCGTAGATCACCGGAAAGAAGGTGAAAAGTTGAAAACACCGGAAAGAACAGTTTTCATATGTGAAGAACCATTGACAATACAGCACCTATACACAGAACCATACGAACAGACAATAACAAGAGACTGGGGAGCATGGGCGCTGATAGGACAGAACAAAAGAAAAGGCACCGTAAAGCTGCATTTAATAGCAGACGCGGGGAACACGGTTGCTGAATTAAAGAAAGAAGTGTTTGAAAAGCATTTTAAACCATTTTAGAAAGGGGAATAGGCGTGGAAGTACAGGGAACATTTAATGCACAGCGTTTTTATGACACCTTGGCGCTGATTTTATCACGCCGGGAAAATGTAAAGATCACTGTAAAAGTGACACAAGAACCAGAAACAGAGGTACAGCAGAAGAAAGCTGTATAAATAATCATACCAGATAGAGCATACCGGAGGGAGCGAAGAGAAAAAGTGGTTGCTAATTACGAAGCATACGGAATTGAAGTGACTGCGGAAATTATGCCAGAAACTTGCACTGCTTGTCCGTTCTGGCTCGTAGATATGGAAACCATAAAAACTGGAATGTGTTTCATTACCGGGCACGAAACAGTATTAGACGGAGAAGAAGATACAAAAAGAATGGATAATTGTCCGATTACAGAACGGAGGGATAAAAAGTGATAACCGAAGAAAAACCAGTGCAGATTCTGGAATTATTCGGAGGAATCGGAAGCCCACGTTGCGCGTTGCGTAATTTGAAGATACCCACAAAAGCAATTGACTATGTGGAAATCGACGAACAGGCAGTGAGATCATACAACAATATGTTTTCAGAAGAACTGCCATACAAGATACAAACAGTTGTCGGGTGGAACCTTAGACCTGACATTTTGATACATGGCAGTCCTTGCCAAGATATGAGTATTGCAGGACATCAAGGGAAAGCAACGGCAGCAGATGGGAGAATAAACAGGGGAAGAGGTGGCAACGAAGGAAGCAAAACCCGTTCAAGCCTGATGTGGGAAACCATACATATCATTGAACAGATGGGAGAATGGAAACCAAAGTACGTGATATGGGAAAACGTGAAAAACGTCACGTCAAAGTACATGATAGCAAATTTTGTACGGTATCAGAAAGAAATGGAACGTCTGGGGTACACGAACAATTATGACGTTCTGGACGCAAGAGAGTTTGGACTACCACAGGCGCGCGAAAGGGTCTTTACAATCAGTTGCTTAAACGGGGAAAAGTTTGATTTTGAAAAGCTGATAAGAACACCAATGAAAAATATTTCTGATTTTCTGGAAAATAGCGACAGCGTACCGAAAATATATGACGTAACGCAACCGTCCGTATATAGCGTGATCGGAAAAGCTGGAATCAGACGAGCAACAGTTATAAAAGACTTTGCATATACGATCACAACCAGACAGGACCGCACACCAGCACAGGTGATTGACTGCGGGAATGGCAGATACAGGTATTTGACAGAACGGGAGTGCTGGCGGCTGATGGGATATACAGACACGGAGTTTGAAGCGGCAAAAGCAGTACACCAGCGCCGGGGCAGATATTACACAACTTTATACAGACAGGCGGGTAACAGCATTGCGGTTCCTATATTTGAAAGCATATTTCGTAAGATCATTTTAGGAGAAGAGAGGGAAACAAAATGACAAGGATTGACGTACACGAAGCAATAAGCAGACTGGACATAATACCGAAGTTCAAAATTTATACATTTTGCCTGCTGTCAGGAATCAAACTTGAAGAACTGGAAGAAATTCTGGCGGAAGTGTTCGACAGAAGAATAGGCGCAATGATGGCAATTATTGAATTGATGAAAGAAGACGTTGCACAGGAGATAGCGAGAAAGAAAGGCGAGGTAAGGTGAATAAAAGACAGAAAAAGAAGCTGTATAAAAAGCTGCACGGCTATAACCCGCCAAAGATTGCGGATGCACAAAGAAATGTACAACCAAAGGTACCAGCGCCAAAACAACAACTGAACCATGAAACATTGCTAAAACGGCAAAGACCGTGGGACAACGTAAAACCAATGGAAGACAGCGACTTTGCAAAGCGGATTTCGGATGCGCTAAAGCGGGGAGCAGCGACAATATCAGAAAGTATGTCAAGCTGGGCGAAAGAGACAGCGAAAATGTTCGCAGCTTTTTCATTAGTGCCAGACATGATTAATGAAGCAAGGCAGCAGGCGGAAAGATGGGCGACACTGGAACGGTACAGGGAACTATTGAGCATACCGGAACCGCCAGTGGTTAAAACAACAAAAATCCTGACAGTACAACGACTGGCAGGTAAAAGAAATAAAAATCATACCAGAAACAGGAGGAAAAGAAAATGGCATTAAAGATGGTGAAATACGGAACATGTACCGTATGGAGAACACGAACAATTATCAAGGACAAAAACGGAATCCCGGACTTTATGACGCTGTTTTTTATGGACCCGCGAGACGGCAAACCGGATGAAAAGGACGTGCCGGACATGTTCAAAGTAAACGGGAAGATCGTACAGGGCGTTGCGATCTCACAATTTCATAACACAGAGATCAAAGGCGTTCCACATTCCTTGCCATACAACATGCCTATTGAAAGCAAGACTTTCACGCAGGCGGAAGAAATGTGCAAAAAGAAGGGTCCGGGATGGCATCTGCTGACAAATACAGAGTTTGTCTACTTGCTGAACGAAGCAGAGAAGATGGGAAAGACCATTCACGGCAATACGAACTATGGAAAATGCGTGGACGCACCGGAAGAACGCGGCGCACTGTATGACGGTTACTGCACACTGACCGGATGTGACCCGCTTACATGGTCCCATGATGGAACAGAAGAGGGTGTATTTGGGTTATGCGGGAACTACTGGGAACCAGTAACCGGGTTAAGACTGCGAAAAGGCAGAATTGAGTATATCAAAGACAACGACGCGGCAGCAGTGGACACGTCAGAAGAAAGCAAGAACTGGTTAGCGATCTGCACCAAAAACAGCAATGCGGAACATGCAGACATGTATTGCCTTGACACCTTATACCTTGATGTACAGATGGGAAGCGTAACACTGACAGATAAACAGATTGCCGGGAACTGGGGTGGCGATCATTACAGAGATTTGAAACTTGCAGGAACACTGGAAGAAGTACCGGAGATCATTCACAAGCTGGGTATTGTACCAAAGAACTACAAGGAAGAAAAAGCGGGAATCTGGGTTGACAGCACACTTGAAGAAGCAGTGCCGTGTCGCGGTTCTAGTTTCGACAGCACCAGCAACGGCGGTCCAGCTGCGCTGGATTTGAACGGCCCGCGTACTAACAGCTACTACTACGTTTCGCTGCGTTCCGCTTTAATTCTGGAAGACTGGGAACTGGTGACTGAAACACTGAAAGGTGCGTGGTAACGCACCAGAAGAAAGCCTGAAATAAAAGGGCAACAAAAAGCCCTTGCAAATGTGTTGGTAGCACGAAATGCAAGGGCTTTAAGTCAACTAAAAGTATAAAAATATGATTAAGTACATTATACCATGTTGACGCAGGAAATGCAAGCAAAAGGGGGCGGAAAAGCCCCATTTTATGCGGGGTTTGGAACCGCTTAACGGGCTTGTATGGGGTATTAACATTCCCACGATATATAAATATATATACATAGTGTATAGAACATATATAACAGTATCATACATGGGGATAATGGACAGATCAGAAAGGGGATAGCATACCTTTTAGATACCCACTCTGCAACATATGGGGAAAGGACAGAAAATGTTCTACAGAGAGAAGAAGACGGACTGCGGGTTATACAGGGAAGTTGATATAATACCGCGGACAGATAATGCGGAAAGGGCAGTAAAGGGTAAGAGAGGGAAAAAAAGAAAAGCAACAGAGCCAAAACAAAAGGACCTGAACGACAAGAACAGTAAACGGTATCTGGTGCAGCTGGGCAACGGGAATTTTGGCGAAGGCGATCTGCACGTATCGGCAACATACACAGATGCAGATTTACCAGAAACAACGGAAGAAGCAGAAAGGATAGTAAATAACTACTTACGCCGGATAGCATACCGCAGAAAGAAACTGGGTATTGAACCGCTGAAATACATTCTTGTGACTGAATATGGTTACAAGAAAGAGGACGAAGCACAGGAACACCCAATAAGAATACACCACCACATTATTATGAACGGTGGATTGCCGCGTGATGAAGTGGAAATGATGTGGACAAAGAAGCGTATCAACTGGAAGAAGTACAAAGAAGACCCGGAAAGGTACGCTGGAACCATAAAGAAAATGGGATGGGTAAACACGGACCGCATACAGACAAATGAAAACGGCATTGAAGCACTATGCAAGTATGTTGTGAAGAACCCACAGGGGAAGAAAAGGTGGAGCAGCAGCCGGAATCTGAAAAGACCGATTGTACAGCCGCCAGCAGATCATAAATACAGCAGGGCAAAAGTGGAACAGCTGGCAAAATCCGGGGACGCAGGAAAAGAGTTTTTTGAACGCCAGTTTCCGGCATACAGCATAAGCGAAGTGAAACCAGAATGGCATGAGGAAACAGGGTGGCACATTTACGTGAAGATGTGGAAGAAAAAGACAGGAGGAATGAAAGGTGCAGCAGGCAAGAAAAAGCGCAAGACAGCGAAAAAGAGAACTGCAAGTAAAAAGAATTAAAAGAACAATGATTACTGTTGCTGTTGTAGCGGCAGTAGGAATCATGGCAGCAACATACTGTACAGCGCTTACATACACAAAACCGGGACCAGAACCGCAGCAGACAGCAGAGATCACAACAGAAGCAGTAGAACTGGTGGACATGCAGCCAGTAACGACAGTGCGGGTAAACAACCCGGACAACGATATATACCCGTATAACACAATAAGCCGGGACTGGGGCGCAGGCGATCTGGACGGGTTTGCATATTACAAGATACCAGAAAAATATGGCATGTATGGCGGATGCTTGCCGGAAATAGTACAGATATACACCTATTGCACCTGCAAACAGTACAAGGTTGACTATACAACCATTCTGGCAATGATCGAAGCAGAAAGTGGGTACCAGTGGGACGCGGCAGCAGACGACGCAACCGGATATATGCAGATCATACCGGAATACCACAAGGACCGTATGAACAAAATCGGTGTGCAAAATGTGGATAACCCATACCAGAACATAAGGACGGGAGTTGATTGCATGGCTGAATTGCTGAAAAAGTACCAGAACAATTACCACAAGGCACTGACGGCGTACAGATGGGGACCAACAGGCGCAGAAAGAAACTATTTCAGTAAAAAGAAATACACTTGCGAATATGCAGAAGCGGTACTGGAAAAGGCAAGCCGGATAAAAAGAGAGTTGGAACAGGAACAGTGAGAGAATACACGCAAGAAGAACTGAAAGAAAAACTGAAAACTGCATACAACGTAGAAGCCAGAGCCGGACATAAAAAAGACCACCTGTCAATCAACCTGATAGGAACCGTGAAACGCGGCAGCAGGCTATATGATCTGTACGAAGATACCGGGAACAGTTACTGGTATTCACTACGGTTTATAACAGATCACGGCATAGTATCAGAGTACGAATATATTTTCGGACACCCAGAACGAAAGCAGGAAAAGAAAGGAAGGTAGCATGAGAATTTGTGCAAATTGCGGAAAGCGGATAGAAGACGGAGAGAATCACTACAGTTTTTTAGACAACTATCTGCAAGTAAAGTATTTCGACAGCGAGGAAGACAATATTTTCTGTAGTCAGGAATGTGCTTGCAAAGGACTGTTTTTAACAGAGATCACGCCGGAGGAAAGAACGGTATGAGTGGACAGGTAAAACGAAAACGGATAACCACAGCACAACGCATGGAGGTATGGCAAAAGTACAACGGTCATTGTGCTTACTGCGGATGCGAAATAACACTAGAAAAAATGCAGGTAGATCACATGGAATCTATCTACAGACATGAAAAGGACTATATAGCAGGAAACACAGAATATCTGGACAAGATAGAAAATTATATGCCAGCCTGTCGGATGTGTAATTTTTATAAAATGACATATACGCTGGAACAATTCAGGCAAAGACTACAGACAATGACAGAAAGACTGGAAAAACAGTTTATATACAGGCTTGCAAAGAAATACGGAATAGTCAGGGAACAGGAAAAGGAAATTACTTTTTACTTTGAAACCGTGAAAGGAAAAGAAAATGGAACATGACAGAATAGCTGAAAAGCTAAAGAAAATAAAAGCCCTTGCAGATCGTGGCGTGGGCGGAGAAAAAGAAACAGCAATGCGGATGTATGAAGAACTGAAAGCCCGGTATGAAATCAAAGACGAAGAAATCATACTGGACACGGTAAGTCTTCACTGGTTCGGATATAACGGAGAACTGGAAGAAGACCTGCTGACACAGATTTTCTACAAAGTAACGGGCAGTGCTTCATACCATGTGTACACTGGCAAGTACAAGAGAAGAAAGAAACGCGGTTGCGATTGTACAGAGATTGAAGCAGCAGAAATCAAACTGCTGTTCAGCTTTTACAAAGAGGAATTAAAACGGGAACTGAAAACATTTATGATCGCTTTTAGATCAGGAAACAATCTGTACCCGGATGAAACGGCACGCTGTTACATAGAAAACGATAACATACCAGAACGTGAGAAAACAGCAGAAGAAAAAAGAGAACTGAAAAAGGCGGCATTTTACAGAATGCTTCTGGACAAAAGGGAACCGCCACGGGCAATGATCGGAGAAGAGCAGGAGGACAAAGAATGAGTAAAGCAGCAGAAAGTTACAGAGAACTTGAAAGGGCGTTTAGAGAAGCAGCAGACAAAGCCGCAGCATGTGCAGAGGTTGAAGAAAAAGAGAATCCGACGCAGGAAGAAAGAGAAGAAGCAGAAAAGAATTTCATGTGGGCGTTAATGAAAATACAGGCTATGGAGTAGGGGAAGAAAAAACATGGGATATTACAGATACATGCAGAACAGAAAGAGAAGCGAAGCCACGGAACAGGAAAGGGTTATAAATTGGTGCGGATATAACGCAGACAGACACCCGGAATTAAAACTGATATATCATATTCCGAACGGCGGCAGCAGGAATGAACTTGAAGCGGCGAATTTAAAAAGACAGGGCGTGAAAGCTGGCGTGCCTGACCTTACATTACCAGTAGCACTGAAAGGCTATCACGGCTTGTATATCGAAATGAAGTTCGGAAAGAACGGAACAACGGAAAAACAGAAGTGGTGGCTTGAACAGCTGGCAAAACAGGGATATAAAACAGCGGTATGCTACGGAGCAGACGAAGCCATAGCCACATTAAAACAATACATAGGCATAACAGATGCAGAATTTTAGGCGGTGAGAACATGGAAGGTAAATGCAATTTAGAGTGTACAGAGAATATGGACTATTGCTGCATCTGTTGTCCGAAAAAGGAAACATGTACAGCACAATGTGAATTTTTAGACATGTACGAATACACGGAAGAGTGCAGACATTACAGAAAAGGGGAATGACAATGGCGAACATACCGAAAGCAGCAATGAGAGCTACAAACAATGCCATGCGCGGATATATCCCACACAACGGCATTGTATCAGCCGGGGCAAAGATAGTGGCAAAGAACCAGTCTGGCAGCAGATCAGCAGGAAAGAAGAAACACCGTACAAGATTAACAGAGATCAGCAGAGGAAGTGGGAAAGCGATCATATCAGACGGTGTAACCGTCAATCAGGCAATTAAAAAGTTGCATGACTACGAAGACACCGGGCTTTCACCGCAGGCAGTTAGAAACCTGATTGAAAGAGAAAAGAACCTGACGGAAAAAATTCTGAAAATGCAGGATTGGTAAAATGGCAAATTATAGAATGATACTGGTAATAATTGCAATAGCAATTTACATGATAAGAGGAATGGAAAGCGCAAAGAAAGACGAACTGACAAAGACGATATACTACAGCGCCATGATAATTGCGCTTGTGATCGCAGCTAAATGAAGCGGAGGTACAGAGCATGGATGTAGACAGATGCGTAATGTGTGGCGAAGCCATACCGGAAGGTATGCAGGTTTGCCCGGAATGTGCAGACAAGATCACCGGGAAAGATGAAGCGGAACAGTTAAGAGATATTGCAGACGTGCTGAAAATTACGGCAGGAACAGACAAAAACATAAAAGACAGCATGGAAGCAATATTGAGAATAGCAGACAGATTAGAAAGGAAAAACAAACATGAGCGTAAAGCTGGAAAGGACAGAACATGAGCGAGAGTTACAAACCAAAGGTTGTGCGTGCGAGACTGAAAACAGGAGGAAAGACGGTACAGAGTGTAAGAGAGAAGTTGACTGGACGTGGTTTTACCGTGCGAGATTTTCAAAGCATTATTAAAGCCGGAAATTATCTTGACGGATTGGAAGTACAGCTTTCATTGCAGAACTGGGACAATTACGAAAACTGGCATTTATGGAATTGGAAACAGGAAGACGACGAAAGGGTAATGCTTGCAATGTATCAGGCAGAACAGTTTCACCCGTTCGCAGCTATGAGAAACTACAAGAACAATTTTGAACAGTTTAAGGAAGACTGGAAAAAAGAAGAATACGACCCGGGAGCATCCTACACATTCAGTTTTGATGAAGTGGAAGTGTTGGAAGTATTACAGGAGGAAGTGAACAACATTGAACCGGGAACGGTAGAAAAGGCAGTAAGGACCACAAAAGCGATCAAAGAACAGCAATATTACCACCGTAAGAAGAAAAGAGCCACGAAGCGTAGCAAATATACATATCACAAAAAGAAACGCAGATAAGGAGGTACAGAACATGGGAAGAAGAAAGAACAGACATTGCCAGAGTAAGCAGGAAGTTATAAACCGGGAACTGATGAAACGGCAGCAGTCAGGCAGCAGAACCAAAAACGCTGCAATTAATCAGCTACATACGATCAATCAGTTACGCCCCGCAATGGAGCAGGCAAGAAACGCAATGAGAGAGAAGAACAGGAGGGAAAGCAAGAATGACATTGTTTAATATGTTTATTGGAGCAGCGGTGATTCTGGGAAAGATCATTGGTTTCTGCGTTCTGGTGGGACTGCTAATGCTGGTATATATCATCATGCGTGAAGTAGCATACACAATACACGAAGAAAATAAAAGAAAGTTAGAGGAAAAAGAAAAACATGAAAATGACGGCGTTTAGAGCAGTTTGCCCGGTAGAGATCGGGGACGAGATATTTATTATCGGGGACAAAGCGTATTATCTGGTTCCGGGCGCAAAGGTAACACCAAAATTCTGGTATTCATTTTTGCAACAGTCGGACAGACGAAACATTGAAGATATTGCAACTGTAATGTACTGCAAAGACGGAAACGTGGAATTTCAATACAAGCTGAATGGGGAACAGGAATACAGAAAGTTAAATGTTGTGGCAGTAACCAGTATTCCGTAAATACATAGCTGTGCTAACGGCTTGACGGGCGGTGTTTTCTAAAATCCAAACGCCCTGTCCTGCCTGTCAACTGGACAGGGTAGACAAAATAAACAAATATACTTCCGTAAGTATATGCAAAATGTCAATTGTATTTATACTTCCGTAAGTATATAATAAAGACAGTTAAAGAAAGAGAGGAAAGCACACATGAGAAAGTTTGAAACCGGAAAGAGATATGGAGAACACGCAGTTGTATTTGAGATCGTAAAGAGAACAGCAAAAACAATCACATATGCAGCAGTTTACCACGCAGGAAGATTCAACGAAAAGAAGCAGGAAGAGAAAAGAACAAAAATCCATGAATGGGACGGAAGAGAAGTATTTTTCGCAGGAAGCGAAACAGTAGAAGCGTAAACAATCTGGGGCGCAAGCCCCAGAAGAACATATAAACAGCGTACCAGATACAGGAGGAATACCACATGCAGACATTATCAATTATCAACCTAAAAGGCGGAGTAGCAAAAACAACGTCAAGCGTCAACATGGCGCACATTCTGGCAGCAGTACACGGGGAAAAGGTATTGCTGATAGATAACGACAAACAGGGGAACGCAAGCAAGTTCCTGAACCGTCACGACTACGAACACGCGGGAATGGCGGAAATTATGACAGAGAGAACACCAGACATGAAGAAAATCATTCAGCATACCGATTTTCCGGGGCTGGATGTTATTACAGCAAATATGAACCTGCTTACAGCGAATTTAAAGGTTATGTTAGATCAGCAGCGCCCACAGCAGACAAGATTAAAAAAAGCCTTGAAACAGGTAAGCAGTGAATATGATTACTGCATCATAGATAATGCACCAGACATAAACATAAGCACAATAAACGCACTGGTTGCGTCAAATACGGTCATGGTACCGATTACCATTGATGATTTTGCAATTGATGGACTGGCAGAACTGAAAGAACAGATCAGCAACACAAAAGAAGACTTGAACCCGGATTTGCGTTTTATGGGCTGTTTCATTACCCAGTTTGACCGCACAAACGAAGCTGATTTACAGGGCGAAGAGTTTTTGGAGACGCAGGACTGCAATTTATTTGAAACACATATCAGAAGAACACCAAAAATGAAACCCAGCACATTTGCACGGGAGCCAATTATTGAATATTCTGCACGCTGCGGCGCGTCATTGGACTATAAGAAACTGGTTGAAGAATATTTGAAGAAGTTAAGCGAAAATGTGACCGAATAGGGCACAAAACGGAGGTAAAGAGCATGGCAGCAAAAGCAGAAAAGTTTAATTTAATGGACCTGCTGAACCAGCGTTCAAAACAGAAGCAGGAAGCAGAAGAACAGCACCCGGCAGCAGAGGAAACGCCGGAAGAGAAAACAGAAGAAAGCAAACAGCAGGGAAGTAACGTATTCATGGTTGACGCATACGACATGATACCGTCAAAGGATAATTTCTATCACGTAGACGCAGCACTGAAACGGTCAATTGAACTGGTAGGCATTTTGCAGCCGTGCATTGTGAAAAAACCTGTAAACGGAAAATATGACGTGATCGCAGGACACCGCCGCCGCCTTGCTTCACTGGCGCTAGTGGAAGAAGGAAAAGAACAGTTCCGGTATATTCCTTGCATGTACAAAAAAGAGGAAACAGCAGACAAGCTGGCAATCATCATGGCAAACAGTTTCAGAGATAAAACAGACTTTGAAAAAATGGTTGAAATCATACAGCTTAAAGAACTGGTGAGGGACATAAAAAAAGAATACAATCTGGCAGGGCGTGTCCGCGAGATGCAGGAGGAATTGACTGGGATAACAAAAGCACAGATTTCACGGTATGAAGCAATATACAACAATCTGGAAAAAGAACTGATGGAAGAGTTCAAGGCAGGCAGACTGATTATGTCAGTAGCTGTCGAAGTGTCAGGAATGGAACATGAATGGCAAATGAAAGCGTATGAAAAGCTGCTGGAAAACGGAGAACTGACACTGCCAGAAGTAAAGCAGATGAAAAAGCAAATTGAAGCTGAAAGCCAGTGCCCGGGGCAAATGGTATTACCGGAAATACAGGATGAAGAATCAGAACAGGCAGCAGAAGAACCGGAAGAAGAACAGGAGGAAGAAACAGAAGAGACAGAAGAAACGCCAGAGCAGGAAACAGAACCGGAAGAGTGGGAAGACCCAACACCGGAAACAGTAGAATCATTATGCTACAGTTGCGATAAATACGAAGTGTGCCACGAAAAGAAAGCCACAGTAACAAGGTGCAACGCATATGTAAACCGAAAAGAAGCGAGACTGACAGAAGAACAGAAGTACAACCGGGAACAGGAAGCAATTGACAGAGAAACCAAAAAGAAACTGAAAGAAAAAGAGCAGGAAGAAAAAATGCAGAATCTGCCCGGGGATACAAAGAAAAAGAAGTATGTACGAATTTCAAAGAATCAGCACGCGGAAATAGAGGACGGAAAGAAGCCATACATAATTCTAAAAGATACAGAGCATTTCAAGACGGGAGACATAATTGCAGCGCAGGTGTTTGAAGGTGGCAGAGCCACGGGAGAAGTAACAGACCTGTATATTACATGCGTTGATAACGAAGACACGTCTTCTGCGATCAACAGCGGTTATGTGGTAGCAGGAATCCTGAAAAGAGAAGTTGCAGCAGATTTGGGATTGTTAGAGGATGTGGAAGAGTAATGGGACTGTTGGCAGCAGTAATGGAGATAATGAACAGAAGCGATCTGAAAAGGGCAACGCCAGAAATGGTTGTTACCCTTGCTGCGCGTTCTGAACAGGAGAAGGAAGCAGGAGGAAGCAAGCATGGCAAAGGAAGTGGCACTGATGAACAAAGATAAAGTAATTGCATATCTGGAATACTACCCGCAGATCGACGGGGAAATAGCAGAACGCAGACGCAACCGGAATGAATTAGATATGGCATATGCACCAGCGGGCGCAATACAGTATGATGGTATGCCCAAAGGAAAGAACCATATATCACGACCAACAGAAGACATTGCTATTGACATGCCGGATTTCGTAAGAAAAGAGATCAGAAGCTATACAGAGAGTATAGAGAAGTTACAACGACTGAAAGTAGAAATACTGCGCGAGGTATCACGACTGGCATTGAAACAGAAAATGGTTGTATTCTCATTTTATTTCTACGGGCTTAAATGGGAACAGGTAGCGGAACACATGCACTACAGCGAACGCCAGTGTAAGAACATACGCGACGAAGCAGTAAAGAACCTTGTGAAACGGTTTAGAAGTAACAGCTATATTGCAACTTACGGGCTGCCTGAATAGCTGTTAATTGCACGCTATTGCACGTTTGAGTTTGGTATAATAAGTCTATAGTGAAACAGCTATGGGCTTTTACATCCAAACACAAAAGCCCATATATTTTTTATTTCCGGGAATCTGGAAAGACCGGAAGAAACAAAACGAACGATTAAGAAAGAAAAGAGGGTAGGGGATGGGTAGACCAAAAAACCCCCAGAGGGGGGTCTGCTTAAAAAAATATCTGGACAGCGGCGGAGAGATTACAACAGCACAGTTGGCAGAGGAAGCCGGAGTACCAGCAAGCAGAATCAGAAAATGGAAGTCAGAAGACAAATGGGACGAACAGCTAAAGAAGGTACCACGCAAGCGCGGAGGACAGAAAGGAAACAAGAACGCAGCAGGAAGAACACCAAAGAAACAGGGAAACAGAAATGCTGTTACACACGGAGCCTATGCACATGTGGGGTATAAAGATATAAGCGAAGAAGCAGCAGAGCAGATAAAGAACTTGGCAGCAGCTGGCGCAATGTCAAACCTGTTGCAAGAACTGCAAGCCCTGATGGTCCGCAAAGAATACCTTGAAGGGCTACTGAAACAGTACACAGATGAAGAGAACCAGCAACAGTTCTACACAGACAAAGTAGTACACATGATCGTACCAAAGAGCGTGGAGGACATGCAGGCAGAAGAAGACAGCGGCAGAGAGACAGGGGAAGCACAGGACCCGGAAGCAGCAGGGCAGGCAGCAGGAGCAGGCGGAGAGAAGTTCAAGACAGCAATGAAGTCTGTCATTAAGTCCAGCGCATTTGAACGCGCAATGAAAGTAGAATCAGAATTAAACAAAGTTCACGGACGAATACTGAAAGTCCTTGACAGTATCAAGGCATATGAGATAGAGGAAAGACGCTTAACGCTGCAACAGCAGCAGTACGAATTACAGAGAAGCAAGGCTTTAGGTGAGTTTGACGTTGATCTGGAAGAAGACGAGGACGAATAGCAGGAAAAATCTTGAAAAAAATCACGGGTCCTTCTGGCGGTTCGGCGGCACTGCGGGTACAGCGACGCCCAAAACCGCCCTAGATAATAAAATAAAATTTTCGTTTCCGCTTCCGGGCGGCAAATAAAAAAGGGGGTGGGGGTTTGAAATTATACACCGTAAAAGTGGTGGCAAAGTATCTGGATATGACAGAAAGAAACGTGCGGATATTGCGAGACAAAAATATAATAACGGAAAGCGCCCCCGGTCTATTTGATCTGGCAAGAGTTATACCACAGTACATTGAGTACATAAGAAAAGGTGGGACGGAAGAAGAGACGACAGACTACAATGTGGAGCGTGCAAAGCTGGTGAAAGCAAAAAGGGAAAATGAAGAACTGGAACTGGCATTGAAACGCAAGGAATTACACCGGACGGAAGACATAGAACAGGTAATGACTGATACACTGATAAGATTCAAAACAAGACTGCTGGCAGTCCCGGCAAAAGTCAGCCCGATACTTGCGAAGAAAACGAACCAGACTGAAATATTTGAAATTATCAAGTCCGCCACAGACGAAGCACTGGAAGAACTGGCGGACTTTGACGGTATATTTGGAGAAACGAACAATGCAGCAGATACAACCGAACACAAGGACACTGTTTAAAAGAATATTCAGTGTATTAAAACCGCCGCCAGAACTGAAATTATCAGAATGGGCGGATAAATACCGCAGACTGTCCGCCGGGGCTTCTGCGGAGCCGGGGCGTTGGAGAACGTCAAAAGCGCCGTATCAGAAAGAAATCATGGACGCGATCACTGATATTCACATAAAAAAAGTGGTGATTATGTCTGCGGCGCAGGTTGGGAAGACAGACGCAATGGTATTAAACCCTATAGGCTATTACGTCCATTACGACCCGTCACCGATAATGGTAATACAGCCAACAATTGACATGGCAGAAAAGTTTTCAAAAGAAAAACTGTCACCAATGCTTAGAGATACACCGGTACTGGCGGAAAGAATAAATGAAAAATCAAGAAACAGTGGAAACACGATCACACAAAAGATTTTTCCCGGCGGCAATATCACAATCGCAGGAGCAAACAGCCCAACTGGGTTGCGATCTCACACAATCAGGATATTGCTTGCAGATGAAATAGACGGTTATCCGGCAAGCGCAGGGCAAGAAGGGGACCCACTGTTGCTTGCATCCAAAAGGCAGACAACGTTCTGGAATAAAAAACAGGTGGATATATCAACACCGACGATCAAAGGCGCTTCACGAATAGAAGTAGAGTACGAAAACAGCAGTAAGGGAGAATGGAACGTGCCGTGCCCGTGCTGCGGAGAATTGCAGCCGCTTGTATGGGCGAACGTACTGTTTGACAAAGAAGATCTGTCAGAAATACGGTATGTATGCAGTAAATGCGGAACTATATCAAGTGAAGCAGAGTGGAAAGAACACTATACAGAAGGGCGCTTTATACACGAAAACCCGGAAAATCCGGTGAAAGGCTTTCACTTAAATACACTTGCGTCAACACTTACAACATGGCGGGACATGGTGGAAAAGTTCATTGTTGCAGACGAACAGGTAAAAAAAGGCAACATTGAGCTGATGAAAGTATGGGTAAATACAGAACTTGGCGAAACATGGGAAGAAGACGGCGAACAGGTAGAAGACGAAGAACTAATGAAACGCCGCGAGCGCTACAACTGCGAGATACCAGAAGAAGTTTTGTATTTGACTGCGGGAGTAGATACACAGGACGACCGTTTCGAGGTTGAAGTAGTAGGGTGGGGACCAGACTACGAAAACTGGGGAATTAAGTATGCAGTAATATACGGGGACAACAGCAACATACAAAATCAGGTATGGAAAGACCTTGATGTTTTTCTGTCCCAGACGTTCCATAAACCGGACGGAACAAAAATGAAGATCGTATGCACTTGCGTAGATAGCGGAGGTCATAGATCGAATCAGGTGTATAGATTCTGCAAAGAACGGTTTAACAGGCGTGTATTTGCCATACGTGGTTCAAATGATAGTGCAGCAGCATATATTCAAAAGCCAACAAAAAACAATAGAGAACAGGCGTATTTGTTTACACTGGGAGTAGATACAGGAAAATCACTGTTGTTGCAACGCCTGAAAGTGGAAGAGGAAGGACCGGGCTTTTGTCATTTTCCAAAAGATGAAAAAGGGAAACCGTATTCACCACGAGGATATGACGAAAAGTATTTTAAAGGCTTAACGTCGGAAAAACAGGTATTGCACTACAAGAGAGGAAAAGCAGTGTTTGAATGGGTATTAAAAGACCTTGGAGAACATAAACGAAATGAAGCGCTTGACTGCCGGAATTATGCGACGGCAGCAATAGAAATATACGGTATGCCACTAAAGAAACCAGATCAACAAACGACACAGCAACCAAAAGTCAAAAAAAGAAGAGGAAGAAGAAGCACAGGAGGTATAGTATAAATGGCAGGAATTACACTGGAAGTAGCACAAAAAAAATTAAATTTATGGTTAGAAGCACAAGACATTATTGCAACCGGGCAAAGCTATACAATAGGCAGCAGAACAATGACAAGGGCAAATTTAACAGAAGTAAGAAACATGATCGAATACTGGAATGGTTGGGTTGCAAAACTTGAAAATGCGAAGAAAACAGGAGGAAGAAACAGAGTACAAAGAGTTGTGCCACGCGATCTGTAAAAAAAGAAAGTATTTCCCGGAATTGCACGGCATTTCCCGAAACGACGAAACATTTCCCCCCATTGCACGGCAAAACGTGGTATTTTTGTAATGTAAAAATAGGACATACAGAAAAGCACCTGCACAGGGTGCTTTTTTCATACCCAAAAACAAGGGGGTGAAAAAGAAAACGGCATGAACATTTTTGACAAAATAGTGTCTGCGGTAGCACCGAACACCGCCCTGAAAAGGACAGTTGCGAGAAAGAGACTGGAAATTTTGAACAGCGGTTACGGAAATTACGGCGCAAGCACCTACAAAAAGTCCTTGATAGGTTGGAACTATGCTGGCGGGTCAGCGAGGGAGGACATAAACGACAATTTGAATATATTGCGCCAGCGCAGCCGTGATCTATATATGGGCGTACCGCTCGGAACCGGAGCAATTAAGACCATGCGAACAAATGTTGTAGGGCGCGGGCTTATGCTAAAACCGACGGTTGACGCTTCAATGCTTGGGATTACACCGGAAGCAGCACAGACGCTAAATGAACAGATACAGCGCGAATGGTCCTTGTGGGCGGATAGTCCAGACTGCGACATGGCAAGACTTGACAATTTCTATGAGTTGCAGCAACTGGCGTTCATGGGGTGGCTTATGTCGGGTGACACACTTGCGCTATTGCCAACAAAGCACAGAATCAATCAGCCATATGATTTGCGAATACAGTTGATTGAAGCAGATCGGTTGTCAAGCCCGAATTACTTCGACACGTTCGACAATCAGATTGTAGGCGGCGTGGAAGTAGATAAACAAGGTGAAGTAGTAGCATATCATTTCAGCAAGCAACACCCACTTTCCAGAGCGTCAGAGCCTATAGAGTGGGTAAGGGTGGAAGCATACGGAAGCAGGACAGGAAGACGAAATGTGCTGCATCTGATGAACCGTGAAAGGATAGATCAGCGGCGCGGCGTACCATTCCTTGCGCCAGTCATAGAAGCACTGAAACAGCTTGGACGGTACACGGACGCAGAACTTGTAGCGGCGGTAGTGTCTGGAATGTTTACAGTCTTTATTGAAAAGACCGACAACAGCGAAGATGCAGCTATAGGCGCGGCAATTCCAGCGGAAGTACAGGTGGATGCAGAAGACGAAACCACACTTGAAATGGCACCGGGCGCAATTCTTGATCTGGCAGAAGGAGAAAAACCAAACGTGGCGAACCCGGGAAGACCGAACGCCAATTTTGACGGGTTTGTAACTGCAATATGTAGACAGATAGGAACGGCGCTTGAAATACCATATGAACTTCTTATGAAACACTTTACAGCGTCGTACAGTGCAAGCCGTGGCGCATTGGAAGAAGCATGGAAGTCATTTAGAATGTACCGGGAATGGATGACAAACGACTTTTGCCAGCCGATCTACGAAGAATGGCTATCAGAAGCGGTTGCAAAAGAAAGAATCAGCGCACCCGGATTTTTTACAGACCCATTACGCAGAAAAGCATTTTGTAAAGCACAGTGGAACGGTCCTGCACGCGGATTACTTAACCCGGTACAGGAGGTAACAGCAGCAGAAAAGAGAGTACAGAATGGCTTTTCCACAAGGGCGAATGAAACAATGGAAATGACGGGCACTGATTATTACGAAAACTGCCGACAGTTAGAGCAGGAAGAAAAAAGACTGAAAGGAGTAAAAGACATTGCCAACAGTACAGCAGGCGAACCAGCAACAGGAAAATAAGTTCTGGAACTTCATTCCGGCAGCAGGAAACAAGCCGCCGGAATTGTTATTGTACGGGGCTATATCTTCACAGCAAAGCTGGTGGGAAGATAGGGTAACACCGGGGAAATTCAATGAAGAACTGGCAGCCCTTGGGGATGTATCAGAAATTATTGTAAGAATCAACAGTGGCGGCGGTGATGTGTTTGCCGCAAATGCAATATTCACACGTTTAAAAGACTGTTCAGCAAAGATAACAGTGAAAATTGACGGGTGGGCGGCTTCCGCAGCTACAATAATTGCAATGGCGGGCGACACAATCAAGATCGCTAAAAACGGCGTATTTATGATACATGATCCGGCTATGACGGTTTGGGACACCTTTACAGCAGAAGACTTTGAAAAGATGGCAGAAGAATTAAAGGTTATCAAACAGTCAATTGTAAATACATATGCAATGAAAAGCGGTAGAGACACGCAGGATATAGAACAGCTCATGTCTGTTGAAACATGGTGGACGGGAGAAGATGCAGTATCAAACGGTTTCTGCGACGAAATTATGTTTGATGATGTTTCAACCGCTGTGGAAAACAGCAGCCACGTTGTAGTAAACAGCGTATCACTGGACGTATCAAGCTATAAAACGCTTCCCAGATCGTTGTTTAACAGCCCGAAAAATCCGGGGTGTTTTACAAATACAAGTGCAGCCAAAACACAAAAAAAGGAGGAACAGAACATGGCAACAAACGAAAGCATTACAACGGTTGAAGCACTGACGGCAGAATACCCGGATTTAGTAGCAAAGATCGTAAGCAATGCAAAAGAAGAGGAACGCGCAAGAATTAAGGACATTAAAGAAACTGCGCTGAATGGCTTTGAAGACATTGTGGAAGACGCAATGTTTGAACACCCGGTAAGCGCAGCAGAAGTAGCCCTGAAAATTGTAAATGAGCAGAAGAAACAGGGTGGAACATATCTTGCAAACAGAGACGCGGACGTAACAGACAGCAACGCCGGAAATGTAGGAGCAGCAGCAAAACAGACAGGGCAGGAAACAGAAAACCCGTATGACGTTGCAATTGACAAACTGTTTGGCAAGAAAGGAGGTCAGCAGAATGTATAAAGTTGGGAAATACGAGACTACACCACAGAACTTTTTTGCTGGTGAATTTCCGACATTAACAGAAACCGGAACAGCGGCAGCAGCGCTGGAAGAACATACGCCAGTTTATATTGACGAAAGTGGGAAAGTTGCGGTTGTAACAGCAGCTAAAGCAACAGACGTGATCGGAATTACTGCAAGTGCGGCGGAAAAAGACGCACCAGTAGTCTATTACATGACGGGCGAGTTTTTCACAACAGGCGTGAAGTTCCCTAGCGACGTAACAGCGGAAACATTAAAACCGATTTTAAGAAAAATATCTATTTTCTTACGATAAATAACAGGAGGAAAAAACAGAAATGGCAAATGAAGTAAGCATTTATGAACCACGGACCATGAACCGTGTTGTATTGAGCATCCCGCCGGTACATATGTTTTTTAGAAAAACATTCTTTAAACATGAAGATACATTTTCTACAAAAGCTGTTGATATTGATTTTGTGAAAGGGTCCAGACAGGTTGCGCCATATGTACATCCGCGCATTGGAGGTAAAACGATTGCAAACAAAGGATACACAACCAAAAGCTATACACCGACACTGGTTGCACCGGACAAAATCACAACAGTTGACAATCTTCTGAAACGACTTCCGGGAGAAAGCCTTGTATCTGGAATGACACCAGCAGAAAGAGCAGTACAGAAACTGGCAGCAGATTTCATGGAACTACAGGACATGATTGCACGCCGTGAAGAACTTATGTGTACACAGTCAATCTTTACCGGAAAAATCCCGATTATCGGGGAAGGGCTGAACGAAGAAATTGATTTTGAATTTACGAACACAGAAACAATTTCTGCCGCAACAAAAAAATGGAGCAACGAAAATTCAGAACCGATTGCAGACCTGAAACGCTGGCATAAGAAAGTACAAAAGACAGGTTTTACAAACTGCGATATGTGCATTATGGCAGATGATGTAGCAACAGCATTTCTTGCACACCCGAAAGTGCAGAAAATGCTTGATGTAAGAAATTACCAGCTTGCAGTTATTCAGCCACGCCAGCTACCGGATGGCGTAACTTACGTGGGAAGTATTCAGGAACTGGGACTTGATATTTACACATACAACGAATGGTATCTTGACGACTGGACAACACCGGAAACGCCGGAAGATAAACCAATGGTACCAGATGGAACACTTGCGCTGTTATCAAGCAACGCGAACTATTCCATGTTGTATGGCGCAGTAACAAAATTAGATGACGATTCAAAACAGTTCGTCACAGTAGAAGGGAAATATGTACCTAACACATGGACTGAACACAAACCAGACAGAAGATTCTTGCAGCTTTCTTCTGCACCACTTGCCGTTCCACATGCTGTTGACAGCTGGTTTGTGGCAAAGGTACTTTGATGGACTTCAAAACAGCCGCATTAAAAGATATGGAAACTTTCCACAACACGGCAGAATTTGCAGTTGTCAAAGATATTCGATATGACGGGGAAACGTACACGGTCCCTGTCATATTGGACCATGAAACCGCTATGGAACGAAAACAGCTAAACGGTGACAACGGCGAAGGAATTAACAAAATTGAAGCTGTGGCGTATATAGCACTTGCAGACCTTGGATTTGTCCCAACACGCGGAAACACGATTGATATTGACGACGGCGGAAGATACCGAATGTTCAATATCAACAGCGCGGAGTGCGAAGACGGGGAAATAGTGCTTGAACTGGGAGCGTATGACGAATGATTGAAATAACAGTGGAAGGAATGGAACGGGCAGAAAAGATTCTGGCAAATGTGCCAAAAGGTGCGGAACGGGCAGCAGCAAACGCCCTGAACCGTGGACTGTCACGCGTAAAGACCGGAGCAATGCGGAAAGTAAAAGAAGTGTATGCAGTACAAAGCGCCGCGCTGTCCGCAGCTACAAACACAAGAGTAAGTAAAGCAAGCGCAGGAAACCTTGTGGGGTACATTTCTTTTTCTGGCGCAAAAATTCCGTTATACAAGTTCCATGTAACACCAAAGACACCGGGAACCGGGCAATTTGTCAATGCAGGCGTAATGAAAGGCGGCGGCACAACATTTCAATCTGCCTTTATTGCACAAATGGCAAGCGGACACCTTGGAATCTTTGAGAGAGAAAGCAAACCACGTTTCCCGGTAGAAGAGATCATGGGACTTGCTGCCGCGCAGATGGTAGGAAACGAAAAGATCATTGAACCGCTGGAGGAAGAAGCACAGAAACTTGTAAATGAACGTCTGGAACATGAGATTGAACGGTTGCTGGGCGGAGGTTAATTTTTATGACACCAATTATATTACTTGAAAGACTTGCTGAATTTGTAGAAGAAAATATTTCAGACATAAAATTGCAGGTAAGAGTAACAAATACAAAACCGGGAGAAGAAAAGGAACGGGCAGCAGAAGTACACAAAATGCGCCTGAAAAAGAAAGAGGATAAAACGCAAAGAATACCATACGTGCTGTTACAACTGCTGAAATTAGAGGACGATAAACAGCCGTCACAACCAGCAGGAGCAACCGCACAAGTAAGAATGGTGGTTGCGACATTTTCAGAAGATGGAGAACAGGGCGCATACGACGTTTTAAATGTTCTTTTAAGAATCAGGGAAAGACTTCTGGCAACAGGAGTGATCGGGCAGCAATTTGAAGTACAAAAGCCACTTGAAGCGGTAGTGTACCCGGATAATACAGAACCGTATTATTTCGGGGAAATGATAGCGAACTTTTCAATACCAACAATAGAAAGGGAGGTCAATTTTAATGGCTACTAAAAAAGTAGATCAGGAAAACACAACAGTACAGGAAGAAGCAAAAGTACAGGAAGAAACAAAAACACAGGTTCCAACAGTAGAACAGGAAGAAATTACAAAAGTAATTTATGTGGGTCCTACACTGCCGCGCGGAAAACTGAAATGCAACACAATTTACGAAGGAACAGAAGCAGAGATCAACAAGGAACTGGAAAACGTTCTGGAAGAATACCCGCTTGTTTCAAAAATGCTGGTGCCAATTGAAAAACTGGCAGATGCAAAATACAAGGTGAGAACAACCGGAAACATTATGAACAAATATTACACAGATTTACAGTCTGTTATTTCTGCAAAGTTAAAACAGGAGGTATAAAAAATGGCAAATATTACACACGGCGCACAGTCTAGCAAAGCACCTACAAGCGTGTCATCACCGAATGTAGCAGCTACAGGAATTGCATTTGCGGTAGGAGCAGCGCCAGTACACACCGTAGACGGAAAAGTAAACGAAGTTATCATGCTGAACAACTGGGAAGAAGCAGTAACAGCACTGGGATATTCTGACGACTGGAAAAACTATGGTCTGTCAGAAGTGATTTACACAATGTTCAAACTTTACAAGGCTTCCCCGGTATTTGTGGTAAATGTACTGGACCCGGCAAAACACAAAAAGACAGGAACAACAACTGCAACACCAGTTGACAATCAGATCAAACTGCCGATTTCTACCATTGACACTTCTGTAAAAATTACAGGAAAGAAAGCGGATGAAGATTTTGCGGTGTTCTATGATGATGAAAACTGCATTGTAGAGTTCCTGAAGGACAACGCAACCGAAACAACCGTAACATATGACGAAGTAGACCCGTCGGAGGTTACAAAAAATGATATTATCGGAGGTTTCAGCACATCCACACACAAACATACAGGTCTTGATTTGATCGACAGCGTTTACCCGAAATATACATATGCGCCAGACCTGATTTTGTGCCCGAATTGGTCACATGACCCGGAGGTTGCAGCAGTCATGGCAGCAAAGGGTGAAAACATCAATGAAGTATTTGCAGCAGATGCAATTCTGGATGTTGATACAGCGGCAGCAGGATATTATACAGAAGTTCCGGCATGGAAGAAATCAAAGAATTTCAGCAGAACAAACGAACTGGTTTGCTTTCCACATGTAGCATTGGGAGATAAGATTTTTAATTACTCTTCACAGCTTGCAGGTCTTATGGCACAGGTAGACAATACCGACGAATACGGCGGCGGCACACCTTGCGAAAGTGCTTCAAATAAAACATTACAGGCAGACAGCGCCGTACTTGCAGACGGAACAGAAGTAATCATGGATTTACAGGGCGCAAATTACCTGAATGACAACGGCGTTATTACAGCGCTTAATTTTGCAGGCAGCTTTACTTCATGGGGAAATTACACCGCAGCATTTCCGGCAAGTACAGACCCGGTAGACTATTTCTACTGCATTTCCCGTATGTTCAAATGGGTTGGAAAAACAGTGGTGCAGTCCTATTGGTCTAAACTTGATCGAAAACTGACACGAAGACTGATTGACGCTATCTTAGAGGGCGTAAACACTTGGCTGCGTGGACTGACCGCAGATGAAAAGATTCTGGGCGGACGCGTGGAATTAAGAGAGGAAGAAAATACATTAACAGCACTGATGGCAGGGCGCGCAAAATTCCATATCAGCCTTACACCGCCGTCACCGTTGCAGAAACTTGATTTTGTTCTGGAATATGACGTGTCATATTTACAGACATCATTATTAGCAGCATAAAGGGAGGAAAAAACAAATGGCAAGCATGAATGAAACAATCATTAACTTTGCAGTGTACGAAGACGCTACAGAGTTTTTAGGAATGTCAGAAGCTACACTGCCTGACCTGTCATTTTTAACACAGGAGATTTCCGGCGCAGGAATCGCAGGAAATATTGAAAGTGTAATTATCGGTCATATGGAAGCTATGACATTAACACTGAACTTTAGAACTGTAAGTAAATCCCAGATGAAACTTGCTGCGCCGAAAGTTCACAATATCGACCTTAGAGTAGCGCAGCAGGACCACGACACTACAGCAGGCGCACTGAAAACTACAGGTGTAAAGCATGTTTTAAAGGTAACACCAAAGAAAACCGCGCTTGGAAAAGTTGCACCAGCTTCAACAGCAGACGGCAGCGGAGAATATGCGGTATCTTATTACGCGGTCTATATTGACGGCGTAAAGAATACAGAAATTGACCCGCTGAACTTCATCTGTATTATTGATGGCGTGGACTATCTGAAAGAGGTTAGAAAGATTTTAGGAAAATAAAATAAGATCAGCAGTCAGACCAGCGGAGAAATACCGCTGGTTTTTGATTGCAGAAAAAACGGAGGAATAGAACATATGAGCGATAACAAAAATCTTGAAACAGTACAGGAAGAGACTACAGAAACCGTAGCAGCAGAAGAAATGGAACAGGCAGAAAAAACAGGCGTTGTGGTTATGGGAGATAAGAAAAAAGCAGCTTCACAGTCTGTAAATTATACCCACACTTTCAAAGAACCACGGGAGATCATGGGAAAGAAATACAAAACCATGACGTTCTATTTTGAAAATCTTACTGGTGAAGACATGGAAGCCGTAGAAGAAGAACTGGCAGCAAACAACCAGTTTGTACTTGCGCCGGAAGTCAATTCAGCATTTCAGGCGAGACTTGCAGCAAGAGCCGCCGGAGTTGCATCTGACGAAATCTGCCGTTTACCGATTGGCGATTACATGAAGATTAAAAACAAAGCAAGGGATTTTTTAGTGTCTGCGGGCTATTAAAAATTAAGAACCCCGCTGAATTTATCAGGCAGCAGGCATGGAAAATGGCAAGGAGTTCACACACGCCCGTCCCGTATTGGATGGAAATGCCACTATTACGCTTCTTCCGCTGGATAAAAACAGCAAACGCCATAACAGCAGAGGAAGAAAGAGAACGTAAACGGCAAGAGAAAAAGCGTTAAGGGAGGTGGGACGAATTGGCAGGGGGACAGAAACAGTTTGAATTATTGTTTCAGTTAAAAGCGGCTTTAGGCGGAAACTTCAATGGAGTGTTCAGAAATGCGATTGACACCCAAAAGAAACTTGCACAAAGCATAAAACAGGTCAATTCCGTTCAGGGAAAGATTGACGCTTTTACAAAAACAAACAGCGCTATTGATAAAAACAAAGCGAAGCTGTCAGAACTACAGACAGAACACCAGAAATTACAGCAGCAGTTGCAGCAGACGGCGGAGAAAAAGAAAGCCTTAGAACAGGCAATGGAAACCGCCAAAGCAAACGGAGATGTAGAAGAGTACGAAAGACTATCTACAGAACTACAGGCAACAGAAAAAGAGTATGACAGCTTAAATAACAAACTGAAATCGAATGAAAACCAGATACAGAATACCACTGCCAAAATAGGAGAACAGGAACAGAAGTTAAGTAGCTTAAAAGCAGAATTGCAGTCTGCCGGGGTAGATACTGACAATCTGGGAAAATCAAATGAAAAGCTGCAAAAATCATATGAAAAACTAAAAGCGTCGCAGGATAGATTACAGGGGCTGCGAGAAAAACAGCAGCAGATCACAGCAGAGATCGGAAAGACGAAAATGCAGCTTGCAGGAACCGTGGGAACAATCACCGCAGTTGCTGCCGCTGTCTATGCAGGTCCTGTAAAAAGTGCAATGGAGTACGAAACTGCATTGCAGAAGGTTTCAACAATTGCTGATAGCACAGAAGTACCATTGAGTACAATGTCAAGTCAGATCATGCAGCTTTCAAACACTACAGGCATTGCAGCTTCAACAATTGCAGAAGATGTTTATAACGCAATATCTGCCGGACAGAAGACAGGGGACGCAGTAGCTTTTGTATCAAGTTCAACAAAACTGGCAAAAGCCGGATTTGCAGAGAGTTCGCAAACACTAGACGTATTGACAACCATTCTGAACGCATACGGAATGGAAGCAGAGAAGGTAACAAGCGTATCAGATATGCTGATACAGACCCAGAATAAAGGTAAAGTAACCGTAGGTGAACTATCAAGTTCAATGGGTAAAGTTATTCCGACTGCAAAATCCTACAATGTAGGACTGGAACAGTTATGCGCCGGTTACGCAATAATGACCTCCAAAGGTATTGCTTGCGCAGAAAGCACTACATACATGAACAGCATGTTGAATGAACTTGGAAAAAGCGGAACCACCGCAAGCGAAGCCCTGAAAAAATCAACTGGGCAGAGTTTTCAAGAGTTGATGGCAAGCGGAAAAAGCGTAGGCGAAGTATTGCAAGTCCTGCAAGATCAGGCAACCGCAAGCGGAAAGAGCCTTGCAGATATGTTCAGCAGTTCGGAAGCTGGAAAAGCCGCAGTATCACTACTTTCTGACGGCGTGGAAGGCTTCAACAATCAGGTACAGGGAATGATTGACAGTGCAAATGCTATAGACGAAGCATTTGCAAAGATGGAAGCATCAACAAAAGCCAAAATGGAAAAAGCCAAAAACAGTATCAGCAATTTAGGTATTGTTATTGGACAAACTTTCTTACCGATAGTTGGAACACTTGCAGACAAAGTAGCAGTTGTCGTACAGAAAGTAACAGAATTTGCACAGGCAAACCCAAAACTTGTGCAGACGATCACAAAAGTTGTAGCAGCACTGGCAGCACTCAAAGTAGCTGCACTGGTTGGAAAACTAGGGTACCTTGAATTTTCAAAGGGAATCAATGATGTACAAATTGCACTGAACCTGTTTAAAAGCAGATCATTGATAGCCGGAATTGAAGGAACAAACCTTGCGGGAAAACTGCAAAAGGCAGGCAAAGGAATACTGTCATATTTTGGAAACGTAAAAGGCGCGCTGGGTGGCGTTGGTTCAGCGTTTATGCAACCGTTCGCAGGAATTGGCGGAAAGATAGGAGGAAGTCTTTCTAGCGTTGGTTCAAAGATGGTATCAGGAATCATGAAACCATTTTCAGCAATCGGGGGTAAACTATCAGGAATCCTGTCTGGACTGGGCGGAGTAATAGCAAGATCGCCGCTTGGAAATATTGGAAAGATAATAACAGCAGGGTTCAGCGGAATAGGCAAGATCATTTCACCGATAGGCAACATGTTCAAAACAGCGCTCGGACCGCTGGCAAAACTGGGAAGTACCATGCTTGGACCACTTGCAGGAATTGCAGGTAAAATTCTTCCGGTAGTCGGAGCAGTGACAGCAGTTATTACAGTTATTCAGTTACTAAAAAATCATCTTGGAGAAATCCGGGAAGCAATAGGAAAAGTATTTGGAGAAAAAGGTGTTGCGGTATTCGATAAAGCGGTTGCAGCAATCGGGAACGTAACAAACGCTGTAAAGAACATATTAAGCGGCGGAAATCTGGAAGGAATACGCCAGAAGATCAGCGACACTTTTGGAGAAAAAGGCATTGCGGCATTTGATACTTTTGTATCAGCGGCAGGAAAAGTGAAAAATGCACTGTCCGCATTTGCAAGTGGTGTACAAACATATGTAACACCAATTGCAGAACAGGTTATACAGGTATTTCAAAAGCTGATACCGATTATAGCGGGAGTATTTGCAAAGATACTGGCAGCAATAAAACCAGTAGCAAGCGCATTTATGAGCGTTGCAAAGAATGTATTTCCGAAAGTAGCAAGCCTGATAACCGGAGCATTACAGACAATATCAAAAATATTTGATGTTGTACTGAAAGCCCTTGACGGTGACTGGAAAGGCGCATGGAATGGCATTAAAGATATTGCAACAAGCGCAGTACAGGCATTGCCGGGGCTGTTAAGCGGAGGTTGGGAATTACTGAAAACGTCAGTGTCAACCGTAGGCACGGCGCTTGCACCATTGTTAAGTAAAGGTTGGGAACTGCTGAAAAGCGCAGCCGTGACAGCAGTACAGGCATTGCCGGGACTGTTAAGTAGTGGCTGGGAATTGCTGAAAAGCGGAATATCTGCCGTAGGTTCAGCAATAGGACCGTTACTGGATGCAGGCTGGGAACTATTGAAAAGCGCAGCAGTGGCAGCAGTAAACGCAATACCCGGATTACTTAGTGGCGCATGGGAGGTATTCAAAAGCGCTATTTCTGCCGTGGGTTCCGTGCTTGGAACGCTATTGGATGCAGGCTGGGAACTGCTGAAAAGCGCAGCAGTGGCAGCAGTAAACGCAATACCCGGATTACTTAGTGGCGCATGGGAGGTATTCAAAAGCGCTATTTCTGCCGTGGGTTCCGTGCTTGGAACGCTATTGGATGCAGGCTGGGAACTGCTGAAAAGCGCAGCAGTGGCAGCAGTAAACGCAATACCCGGATTACTTAGTGGTGGCTGGGAGTTGCTGAAAAGCGGAATATCCGCTGTAGGCGGAGCAATTGGAAGCCTATTGGATGCAGGCTGGGAAGCGCTGAAAACAGCAGCGACAACCGCAGTAAATGCACTGCCGGGAGCCGTAAGCGGCGGATTTGAACTACTGAAAAGTGGAATTACTACAGTAGCCGGAGGACTGGGAACATTACTGGACACAGGCTGGGAAGCACTAAAAACAGCAGCAACAACCGCAGTAAATGCACTGCCGGAAGCTGTAAGCGGCGGATTTGAAGCGCTGAAAACAACAATTTCAGGAATTGGAGACGGTTTAGGAAGTCTGCTGGATGCAGGCTGGGAAGCACTAAAAACAGCAGCAAGCGGAGCAGCAGACGCGGTGAAGACTGCATGGGAAGGTGTGAAAGACTTTTTCGGAGGAATCTGGGACGCGATCACCGGAAAGAGTTCTGATAGTTCGGGAAGTGTCAATACAGACGTAAGCAGTAACTTTGAACAGGCAGCACAGAACACACAGCAGTCATGGAACGCAGCACAACAGGCAGTCGAAACAAGTGCAAGTGGCATGGAAACATCCGCAAACACATCACTGCAAAATATCAGAACGTCATTTACAACAACAGTAACTGGCGTAAATCAGATGGCAACCAGAATACAAGCTGCATCAACAAGAATACAGACGGCATTAACACAGTTACAAACAAAGTTCATGGCATCCGGCATGGCAATAGTTGCAACGGTAACATTAACCGGAACGACGGTTACAGCTACCACAACAGCAGCAATGGCAACTACAATGGCAGTCGTGATGGCAGGACTTGCAGCCATAAACACAGCTTTCATAGCATCCGGCGGAGCAATCAGAAGCAGCGCGGCAAGTACCGCAGCTGGCATTACTTCCGCTTTTTCAAGCGCTATGGCAAATGCCAGAAGTTCTGTAGCGTCTGGACTGGCGGCTATACAGGGCATGTTTGCTGGTATTCATTTATCATTGCCACATGTAGCAGTACCGCACTTTAGCGTGTCTGGTACGCTGTCACTTAACCCGCCACGGGTACCGTCAATATCTGTTTCTTACTACAAAAACGGTGGTATTTTAAACGGACCGACGCTGTTTGATCTGCAAGGAAATCACGCAAAAGTAGGCGGAGAAGCAGGGGCAGAAGCAGTAACGCCACTGACTGAATTATGGAAGAACATGAAACAGATTGTGGGTGACACATTTGTTGAAAAAATGTCTTCCGTAAGAAAACTGTTACAGAACAGTGAAGAAGTAGGAAACATGAAAACTGCTTACGCATATTACGGCGGACAGCAGGCACAAACCGTAGAAGCACCACAGGTAAACAGTGGCGGAAACGGACAAAAAGAAACTGTAAACAATATTCATGTAACAAATAGCCCTACAGTTGTAGTAAACGGAGATAAACCGGGCGATCTGGAACAGAAACTGGAAGAAAACAACGAATCCTTGATAAGACGGATTTTCCGGGAGATCAAAGAAAAGGACGACGACAATGACAGAACAGTATACGATTAAAACCTACACAACAGAATCTGGGGACACATGGGACATGATAGCATACAAGACAATGGAAGATGTGTACAATACAGACATGCTTATAAAAGCAAATATTGAGTACGCGCACATTGCCGTATTTTCTGCCGGGATAGAATTAATCATCCCGGCAGAGGATGAAAACGAAAGAACCATTGACAGCGGTTTACCACCGTGGAAACTGGTTGATTACGACGAAGAAACAGACGAAGAAGAGTAGGAGGGGGAAGCCGTGTCAGACAAAAACACAGCACGAAGAACAAAAGTACAGTTATATGTCAGCGGCAATATGAAAGCCCCAGACGATATTAACAAACATGTACAATCTGTTACTTATACAGACAGCAAAGAAAAAAATTCAGATGATTTACAGATTGTGTTTGATGATCGGGAAAAGAAATGGCTAGGAAACTGGATAGAAATATATCCGACAGTAACAAAAAAAGTTTCAACAACAAAGACAATTAGCTACAAAGTAAAGAAAGGCGATACCATAAAAAGTATTGCAAAAGCACAACTTGGAAGCGAAAGCAAATATACAGAAATAGCAAAACTGAATAAGTTGAAAAAGCCCACACTAATTAGAGTAGGGCAGGTATTGAAAATAAAGAAAACAACCACCACAACCAAAGCGACAACCGGAAAAAGCACCGGAAAGAAAACGGTAAAAGCAGTAATTGTACAGGAAAACTGGGAAGATACCGGAAAAGATGCAGTTTTGAATTGCGGTGTATTCGATATAGATACAGTAACACTGGCAGGACCGCCAGCAAAAGTAACAATGAAAGCGGCGGCAATATCATACAACAATGCTGGAAGCCAGAAAAAACGTTCCCGTGCATGGCGAAACGTAAGATTGAAAGATGTTGCAGCAAAGATAGCAAAAGAAGAAAAATGCAGGCTTATGTATGAAGCTACTGTAAACCCATTCTTTAAGAGAAAGGAACAGGCAAAGAAAACAAATATTAAGTTTTTGGAAGCACTATGCAAAGCACAGGGACTGTCTTTGAAAATGGCAGCAAAGATCATAGTTATTTTTGATGCAAAAGAGTACGGGAAAAAAGATGCAATAAAAACTATAAAGCCCGGAGATCAGAACCTGCTTGACTACAGTTTAAAAAGCAGTCTGAAAGATAAAGTTTATACAAAATGTACAGTGTCATATAAAAATGGAAAATCATACAAACGCTATACATACAAACTTCCGGGAACCAAAACGGATGGGAAAACACTTTCCGTAAAGAAAAAAGTAAACACACTGACGGAAGCAAAGGCATTGGCAAAAGCCAGTATAACAAAGGCAAACGCGCAGCAGTTTACAGGAACAATGACACTTGCAGGGTCCGTAAATCTGGTTGCGGGTAATACGATTACATTACAGGGCTTCCAGACATTTAACGGAAAGTACATGATAGATAAAGCAACACATAAAATTTCAGGAGGTTACACAACAACACTGGAACTGTCGCAGGCATAACGCCGGAAAGGAAGGAACATGGCAAAGGATTATGACGAAGACGTTGGAGAAATTGAAAATCTGGTGCGTATTGGAACCGTGATAAAAGTAACAGGAGATACAGCAAGGGTAAGATTTGAAGAATACGACAACATGATTTCTGATGATCTGCCGATAGTGTACCGACGCAGAAAATGGACACCAGATATAAACGATACTGTTTTATGCCTGTTTGTCCCGTATGGAGACGGTGATGGATATATTTTAGGGAGGTTGTAGCAGTGGCAGCAAAGAAGACAAATGCCAAAACACAGAAAGCAAAGGCGAAAGCTGCAAAGAAGACCAAAAGCAAAACCAGCACATATACGGTCAAAAAAGGTGATACCCTTGCAAAGATAGCAAAAAAATATAAAACGACAACAGCTAACCTGAAAAAACTGAACAATCTGAAAACAACTAAGATAAAAGTAGGGCAAAAGCTGAAAGTGCCGAAAGCAGCGGCAAAAAGTTCAAAGACAACAAAAAAGCCGACGACTTCAAACAACACAACAAAAAAGCCGACAACCACAAATAAGACAACACCAGCACCAGTGAAAAAACCATATGTGCCGAAAGCAGGGAAAATCGGTACACTAGGCAGTTTAACATTTACAGTGTCAAGAAACACGATCAAGACGTTTGAAGATATGTCATGGAATAAGACAGCAAGCATTGCAACACATGACAGAATCGGAAGACGGGACTTGACAGAGTTTTTGGGGATGGAACCTGACACAATGGACTTTGAAATGACATTTTCTGTATTTCTTGGTACGAATCCTTTAAAACAATTTGCAGTGGCGAAGAAGATGCAGGAAAACGGAACGGCAGCAGTCCTGACACTGGGCGGGAAAGTGTATGGTTCGTACAAGTGGCTTATTCAAAGTCAGGCAATAGCATTGAAAAGGTTTGACAATACAGGAAACCTTTTGGAACTTACTACAAAAATAAAGATTATCGAATATCCAAAGAGGTAAGAGAAATGGAACAGGTTTTAATCACAAGCGACGGTTCATTGCTGGAAGACATAGACCTGTCACCAGCAACAGTTATTGAAGATGTTGTACAGAACATTGCAACAATACTGGCAACAATAAAAGGAACTATACCATATATGCGAGGGTTCGGAAGAAACAGAGAAACAGAAGGAAGACCCATGCCAGTTGTAAAAAACATGATCGTATCAGACATATTTCAACAGATCAGCGACTATGAACCGCGGGCGATTCTTGGAGAAATCAGGGTAGAAGAAAACGAAGAATCGGACGAACTAAACGACATACTGATAACAGTAGTGCTGGAAGGGGTGACAGAAATTGAGTGATTATCAGGAAATAGATTTTGTGGAAACAAATGTGGAAACTATAGAAACAGAACTGCTTAATATGTACGAAGAAATTATGAATGAATCTGTAGCCCCCGGAAGTCCGGTGCGCTTATTTATCATGTGGATTGCACAGGTTATCGTACAGCAGCGCGTCATAATCAATGACAGTGCAAAGAGCAATGTCCCACGATATGCACGCGGGGAATACTTGGACAGTCTTTCAGAACTGTTCTGGGACGAACAGAGACTGAAAAGCGATTATGCCCGCGCAATGTTCCGCTTTTATCTTTCAGAAGCACAGCAGATCAATATTGAAATTCCAGCAGGTACAAGAATAACACCAGACGGGGACCTGATGTTTGCGACGACAGAAACAATAATGATAAAAGCGGGGCAGACATACGGGGACGTGGAAGCAGTATGCGAGACTGCGGGAGAGATTGGAAACGATTACAAGCCCGGTCAGATCAACATTATCATTGACCCATACGACTATTACGACCATGCAGAAAATACAGAAACAACGCAGGGCGGAGCAGAAGACGAAACAGACGCAGCATTTTATGAGCGCCGACGGAACGCTTCAAAAGCCTATTCGACCGCAGGACCGGAAGAAAGCTATATATACCATGCACAAACCGCAAGCAGTGCAGTTGTAGACGCAACAGCAACAAGCACGGAAGCTGGCGTGGTGGACGTTCGTATTTTACTGAAAAGCAATACAACTGCACCGGATGCACTGATAAAGGATATTCAAAACAAACTGTCTGCAAAAACGGTCAGACCGCTTACGGATAAAGTTATAGTTTCACAACCAGATACAGTAGACCTTGACATTGATTTGTCATACTGGGTAATACAACCGCCGCAGGCAAGCAGTACAAAAGAAATTCAGGACGCAGTAACAGCGGCAGTGGAAAAATACAAAGAATGGCAGACAGGGAAAATAGGAAGAGACATAAACCCGTCAAAATTGCAAACACTGGTAATGGAAGCAGGCGCAAAAAGAGTAGTAATACGATCGCCAGAATTTACAGTGTTGACAGATACACAGGCAGCAAAAGTAAAAAGTTCTACAGTGAAGTATGAAGGGGTGGAAAATGAGTAAAACCATATACGAAATGGATTTCACGGACAACTTTCCAGAAGCACTATGTTATGACCCTAAAATGGTTGCACTTGGAGCAATTGCAGCAGTAGAACTGGAAGAAGTCAACGACGAAATGAAAAACGCCATGATCTATGAAAGAATAGATGAACTGCCAGAAAAAGTTCTGGACGTTTTGGCGTATGATTTCAATGCAGACCTATACGACTATACATACCCGGTAGAAACAAAAAGAAGCATTATAAAAAACTGTTTCAAGGCAAGCCGGATAAAAGGAACTGTATACGCAACAGAATTAGCATTACAGGCGGTATGGGCTGGAAGCTATGTAGAAGAATGGTTTGATTATAACGGGCAACCATTTCATTTCCGCGTAGTATGCGATGTAACGAAAAGCGAAGTGCAGGCAGATAACCAAACCATAGAACACATGATAAGAAAGCAAAAAAGGCTTTCTGCAAAATTAGATGAAACAATATTTCAATGTGTTATATCATGCAGAATCTTAACACATGCAGATTACGCAGAATATAGCGCACCAGTGACAGGAAGACTGGCAGCAGGTACGCACCCGGCAAGAAGAACGCGGGGTGGACAAGCTGCCAGTCTTATTACTGCCGGAACAAAAGCAGAAACATTTTTGTACACGGCGACACTTGCAGGAACAAAACCAGAGCGTAGCACATTATTTAGGGAGCAGGAAAGCCAGATTGCCGCAGAAACGGAGTTTAAGGCGTTCAGCTATAAAACATACGCTACAGGTCAGAAAAAGGCAGGAGAAACGCCACAGAGAAGCACAAGAGGGGCAACAGACGGCGGCGCAGTGCAGACAGTCATTGACGCTGCCGGATTTGCATATAAAAGCCGTTTATGCGGCAGCAAAAGGAAACTGTAAAGGGGGTGAATTTGTATGTTAAAGGACGCAGCATTTCAGGACTTTTCCCATTTTCTAAATGACATAATTGCATATGCGAAAGTGACGATAAACGGTAGCACTGTAAAAAAAGAAATCCACAAACGGGAATACATGTCTGACGGAAGCTATGCAGTGTATTTGAATATAGCACCGCAAAGCGGAAATGCAACAATAACCAGCGTGCAGCTTTTCAATACAGATCAGAAATTGTGGGCTGAAAAAGCCGTGAATATCAAAACGACAAGCGCACAGTCTGGCGTTCTTTATCGTTTTGTTTTCAAAATTACAGAACAGGAGGTGTAAAAGATGTATTCATGGCAGCACTGGTTAAATCATGTTACGGAATATGAAGACAGATACAAAGAAACAACAAATTCTGACGGAACCGTAACACACACACCCGTTGAAGGAAAAGTAATTCAGCAGGGAACACCGCAGGACGCAGACAATTTTAATCACATGGAAGATGGCATTTCAAACGCAGGAGAAACAGCAGCGTTAATGGCAGTAAATGCTATTCACATGCGGCAGCAGATCGCGGACATGGTAGGCGAGACAATGACAGTCACTTTAACAAACGGGCAGGAATACCCGTTTAATAATTCAAAGAAAACTGTTTCATTGTCAACACAGCGGAACCACTTAAACTACACTGTAACAGCAGAAGTACAGGAAGAAAAAGACGGTTTTGCAGGTGACATTATCGTATCAGAAAAACTGTTAAATGGTTTCAAGGTAGAGTATACCGGAAGCGCAAAAACAGTAACACTGAAAATTTATGTAAAAGGAGGTTTCTACTAATGGCAAATGTAATTATCAAGTCTGATGAAAGACGAGAACATGAAGCCGGGGTGTTACGTTCTTTTGGCGTAAGCGGAAGAGGAACACCAGAACAGCGGGAAGCTGCGGAAGTGATCGCGCAGAGGAGCAGAGAAGTTGAACAGGAGGGACGCAGATAATGGCAGCAGTTACAATTAATGTAGTTGAGAAAACACCGGGGAATCATATTGAATATGAACTGGCAAAAGAAAAAATCACATTCAATGACGAACTGACAGTAAAACTTTCATCCCGCGAAAGAGATTATGAAGTAACACTGGATATTTGTATTGATGATGAAGACGGCGTGGTAATTGGAACCGGAGGACGCGCACAGAAGTACGCAGCACAGATCATCATTCCGGCAAGACGCTATGACGTGATTGAGAACAACGAAGAAGGAGAAGTAAGAGAAGTTCCGGTGCCGTTACCGTTTGACATGTCATTATGCACACTGATTTTATGGGGATTGGAGGATAACACAAATGAGTAATTTTGATGATCTTGCAATGGCGGTAGCTTCTTTTGGGGCAAACAACCGGGTTATTTTTGATGATCTGGGGAAACCGTCAATTATGGTACTGATTCCGAAAATGAAGTATTCAGACGTGATTACAGACGGAACACAGGAAACAATGCCGTGGTGGATTGTTGATGGAGTAGAAAAAAACATCTGGGTATCAAAGTACATTAATACAGTTGTTAATGACCGTGCGTATTCACTGGCATTGAAAGACCCTAAATGCTATATCAATTTCGATCAGGCAGTAGCTGCTTGCCGTAAGAAGGGGCAGGGATGGCACCTGAACCAGAACGGAATTTTTGCAGCACTGAATTTATGGTGTATGAAAAACGGATTTATCCCACGCGGGAACACCAACTGGGACGCAAGCTACGAAAAAGCATGGGAACGTGGCATGAACACATACATTGACGGCGAACATAAAGGCGGAAGAACTGCAACTGGTTCGGGTCCTGTAACATGGAACCATGATGGCACCCCGGCGGGTATCGCTGATTTATGCGGCAATACATGGGAGTGGGTTTCTGGTTTGCGTTTGGTTGACGGTGAAATTCAGATCATCCCGTATGGCAATTGCATGAAACTGACCTGTAACATGGGAGCGAATAGCACTGAATGGAAAGCAATTATGCCAGATGGAACACTGGTTGAACCGGGAACAGAAGGAACATTGAAGATTGACCGTACCAGCGCAAGTGACGGGGCACTACGTATCAATACAACTGTAACAACCAGAACGACAGACAGCAACGACACTAACTCATTTTTCAAAGATGTAAAAGCAGCAAGTGGCGTAAGTATTCCAAAGCTGTTAATTGCAGCAGGACTTTTCCCAGAAACCGGAATGACAACACCGGGAAGATTTTATGCAAGAAACAACGGGGAAAGGCTGCCGTATCGCGGTTCTTGTTTCCGCTACGCCAGCAACGGCGGTCCTGCTGCGCTGGATTTGTACTACCCGCGTGCTGGCAGCCGCGGCAACATTTCGCTGCGTTCCGCTTATTATGAATAACTGGAAACTGCACACTGCATTACTGTAGGGATTGCGGCAGCAATCCCTATTTCAAAAAAACACAAAATACAAAGGATAAAATATGGCAGAAGAAACCGAAAAGCCAGAACAACTGCTGGAAGAGGTGAGAAACAACGCCACACAAAACGATTTCAAAATGAAAAACAAAGTCCGGGAAATGATACAGTACGGGAACCCGATACTGCGGAATTTCCCGAAAGTGGAAAGGTACGGACTGGCACTGCAAATAAAGAACGCAATGTATGACATTATGCACCTAGTAATAAGGCTGGAAAACAAAACGTTCAAGAAAACGACGCTGGGCGATCTTGATACAGAACTTGACTGGTTACGGCAATGTTTGCAGATAGCACAGGACAAAAATTCTTTCCCAGATCAGAAACCATGTATCAGCGTGCATCAATACGAAATATGGAGTAGAAAAGCAAATGAAATCGGAAAGATGATAGGCGGTTACTATAATTCATTAAATCCGCAGAAAACAAAGAAAAAGTGAGATAGCGGCGCAAGCCGCTTTTTCTATGGGAAATAGCCATGTTAATTGTGACGGTATGCTCTGCTGCCGTATCGCGGTTCTAGTTTCAACAACACCAGCAACGGCGGTCCAGCTGCGCTGAATTTGAACAACCCGCGTACTAACAGCAACAACAACATTTCGCTGCGTTCCGCTTCACCCCAACTGCCAGAAGTTGCGTCCATACGTGGGCGCATCCCGTGCGTATGGGTTTAAGGGGCTATTTTCCATTCCAAAGGCGAAAGTCGTAGGAAAAAGATTGAATTGCCGTAAAAACAGTTAGTAACTGCCGAAATTTACGGCAGTGAAAGCCAGCATAAAAGCTGGATGTATATGTTACGTTCTGGCAAGGAAAAGCCCGTGCCGGATTTGTACGGCGCACATAACTATTGACAGGAGGGAAAATTGCAAACAATTAAAAATCTTTTCCCGAAAATATATGATTTTGAAAACCTGCTGGAAGCCTACAAAGCAGCAATAAAATCAAAGCGGTACCGTCCTGATGTAATGGAGTATGCAGACAAATTAGAAGAAAATCTGTTTGACCTGCAAAACAACCTGATATGGGGACTTTATGAAGTCGGGCATTACCACATGTTTTACGTTTACGAACCAAAGAAGCGGCTTATTATGTCACTTCAATTCAAAGACCGTGTTGCACAACATGCGATCTACAGGCAGCTTAACCCGCTGATAGAAAAGCAGTACATAAAAGACAGCTATGCTTGCCGCGTGGGATATGGCACACATGCAGCAATTGACCGCCTGCAAGGATGGATGAGACAGACAGAACGGAAACCAGAAAAGTATTATTACTTGAAGTTGGACGTATCAAAGTATTTCTACAGAATAGACCATGAAATACTGAAAAGCATTCTTGCAAGGCAGATCAAGGACAAGCAGTTACTGGACCTGCTGGCAAAGATCATTGATTGTGAGGACACAAGATTTGGTTTACCAATGGGCGCAGACATAGGCGACGTTGCTTTTGACGAAATGCTGTTCGGCGTAGGATTACCAATAGGCAATTTGACTTCACAAATGTTTGCGAATCTGTATTTGAACGAATTAGATCAATACTGCAAACATAAGCTACGAATCCATTACTATATACGGTACATGGATGATGTAATAATTCTGCACAACAATAAAAAGGAACTGGAAACCATGAAGCGTTGCATTGAAGATTTCCTGAAAGAACATCTGAATTTGCAGTTAAACAAGAAAACCTGCATACGCCCGGTAACAATGGGCGTGGAGTTTGTAGGGTTCCGCATATGGTCCACACACAGAAAACTACGAAAGAAGACTGCAAAGAAGATGAAAAAGCGACTGAAATATGTATTTAATGCGTATGCAGTCGGGGAGATCGACAAAGAAACACTTGACAGAAGCGTTGCTTCATACCGGGGAATACTGAAACACTTCAACAGCTACGGTCTGCGTAAAAGTTTAAATGAAATGTATGCGAAGGAGGTATTGAAAGTAAATGGAGATAACGGAAATCTGGGAAGTATGCAGAATAGTTCTTGCGTGGCTGGCAGCAGTGGGAATAGTGGTGGACCTGACACCGGGAATCAAGATACAACCTGTACGCTACCTGATAAAACAGGTGGGGTCATTGATGAACCACGATATAAAAGAACAGTTGAACAAAATTGAAAAGGATTTACAGGAACACAAGATTGAAAGCTGGCGGGCAGAAATTCTTGATTTTGCTAACAGCTGCATGAATCACCGCAGGCATACAAAAGAAGAGTTCAACAACTTCTTTAAAGCCCACGACAATTACGAAATATACGTGAAAGAAAACGGGCTGGAAAATGGCTGCGTGGATGCTGCTTTTAAATACGTGGAACAGATTTATTTACATTGTGCAGAAACAAATGATTTTCTTGCTGATGAAAAGGCAGAAAGGGAAGGTGATAAAAAGTGTGGCTGATATGCCTTTTGACAGGTTTTTTACTTGCAATGCTACTTTTCCTGATGATTAATTCAAGAGCGATTGTAACTGCAAGGAAGAAAAGAAAGAAGAAAAACGAAGAACACCCAGAAAACAAATTGCAGGCAACAAAGATCATTGTGTTTTCTGTAATACTGACGTACCACATTGCTTTTCTGGTTGGCGTGTGGGTAGTGATCGCAAAAGACTTTTACCAGATTTCCACACTGCTTACATTTGTAGGTGGTGTGTCAGTAATTGCACTGGCGTTTTACTGCTGGAAGAGTAAGGCAGAAAACCTTTTGAAGATTAAAAAGGAAAACCCGGATATAACCGGAACGCTTTCTGATTTCAGCAATATGTCTTCACAGTAAGGGAGGTTAAGCAAATGACAGAAGCAACAGCAAAGACGGTGGCTGCAAAAGCCGCCGTTATTATTTACGGCAACGAAGGTGGCTACGGAAGCGTAAATGCAAATGATAACGGAGCCGTGAGCGTCGGAAAGGTACAGTGGCATGGTTCGCGCGCCCTTGACCTGTTGAAGACGATCGTTGCAAAACTGGGACAGCAGGCAGAAAACATTCTGGGCGCTGTACTGTACAAAGAAATTAAAACAGCTATACAGTGGAGTGCAAGAACTGTAACAGCGGCAGAAAAGAATAAATTAACCGTATTACTTACGACACCAGCAGGACGGACAGCACAAGACGAACTTGCACAGAAAGACGTATTAAGCTATGTAACACATGGAATCAGCGCTGGGCTTACAGACCAACAGGCACTGATTTATTTTGCTGATTTAGAGAATCAGGGCGGCGCGGGAGCGTCTACAAGGGTAGCAAAAGCAGCAGCGGTAACAGCTGGTACAATGCAGAAAGTAACACTGTCAATTTTACATAAGGCTGCACTGAATGACAGGGTTATGGGAAAATACCCGACAAGACGAACCGAAACATATAAAAAGGCTGCTGCCGAAGTGTTCAGCACCGCAGAGCAGCAACCACCTAAAAAAGAGACAGGAGGAAACAAGATGGCAGTAAAATTAAGTAACTGCGGGCATGACGAAAACGGACGATATGCCGGAGGACGCGCGGGAGATCAGACCGGGACAGAATACCAGATTATCAACTGGTATAGTAGACCGTGGAAATGCGTGTTGCGTTTTGAAAACAAGAACGTTGCTGCAATGATAGCAGACATGGCAAAGAAAGCGGCTTTAAATAATCTGATTGGTTACGATCAGGGAACCGCGGGAAACAGCAACGACAGATACACATTCTGGCAGCACCTGAAAGCAAGTAACTACGACCCGGCACAGATCACAATTGCTTGTGAAAGTGATTGCAGCGCAAGTACAGCGGCAATTATTAAAGGCGCAGGCTACAGACTGGGAATCCCGGCATTGCAGAACGTATCTATTTACCTGACAACCTACGACATGCGTAAAACATTAGTGGCGGCGGGCGCAAAACTGTTTACAGATAAAAAATATCTGACAAGCGGTGATTACATCATGGCGGGCGACATTCTGTTAAATGACGATCACCACGTAGCCATTGCGGTTACATCCGGTGCGAAAGCAGGAACCGGAAACACTACAACCACAAAACCAGCAACAGACACCGGAAACGCTTCTGGAATCAGTAAGGGCGAAACCGTATATACAGTAAAAGCAGGTGACACACTTTCTGGTATTGCCGCAAAGTATGGCACCACATATCAGAAACTTGCAAGCTATAATGGAATCGCGAACCCGAACGTTATCAACGTAGGGCAGAAAATCAAAATTCCGGGAAAGGGTTATACCACATATACAGTAAAACAGGGCGACAGCTTATGGGCGATTGCGGACAGACTGTTAAATGATGGCGCAAGATATAACGAAATTAAGACCCTGAACAACTTGAAAACAGATACCATTCACCCGGGACAGACTCTGAAAGTTCCGGCAAAATAGAAAGGAAGAAAAGAACATGGACAACATTATTGTATTAGCAATTCAGTTAGCAGTAGCAGTAGCAGCATTTGCACTGGGAAAATACGTTTTCCCGAATATCCCGAAAAGCGTTTCCAAAAAATTACAGGAACTGTCCGGCTGGGCGGAACAGTTCGTGATATGGGCGCGTGAGTTTATGAAGTCCGCCAGCGGTAAAGAAAAAATGGACAAGGTAATTGAGCAGTTAAAGAAGATCGCAGACGAAGCAGGATTGAAAGTAACAGAAGAACAGCTGCGGGCAATTGCACAGACTGCATATGAAGCAATGATGGCAGGAAAGAAAGAAGGCAACACAGCAGAACCGCCGGAAGCACTCACAGCCACACCAACTGCAACGGTAGTGATTAACACCACGGCACCAGTGACAACAACAGAGAAAGTGGCTATTGCCACAGACAATGCGCCGGAGGGTGCCACGGAAACCAACGCAGACGGCACAGTGAACCTTTACGACGCAGCCGGGAACATTACCGGGAGCGTGACAAAGGAAGAAGCAGAGAAGATGGCAGCAGAAGTCACGAAGATTGTTGACGAAGAGGGAAACACGCTGGCAGACCTTAAATAATGCCGCTGACGTTTTGCAGAATAAGCCAGAATGAGAAGAAAAGACCGTAAGTGGAGAAATACACCACTTGCGGTCTTTTTGCGTTTACAGGGCAAATACGACGCTATATTGTTTTATATGCGTACTCAATTCCACTTTCAGTTGCGGTGATTGTGTCCAGCTGGTCTTTGTAGCAGCCACGTGAAGCAGTCACACGGGCTTTTCTGACTGCTTCATTTTGACTTTTGGCGTTTATGTGCAGCCAGTCAATACGGACACCATCATTGTTCATAATGGAAATTTGAAAAGATTTGTGAGGTATACGCTTCACAGAGCCTTTGCCGCTACACTGATAGCAAGGACCGGTCATGCCGGATTTATAAATGAATTTGCCGGAACCATTGCACTTGCTGCAAATAATAATATCTGTTTTCATAATCATTCACCATTCTTTCCGACTGGCTGCTATGCGATAGCAACCAATCTTTCTGCACCCATTTTTCTTTCACGAACAACACCATCTTGATTGCTTTTCAGAAGACAAGTAAATGTCTTTCCGGTCTTGCTTGGAATAAGACCAACCACGGTACTTGCATAACCGTAGTTCCACATGATAACGTCCCCGGTCTTTAATTCCTTTACTGCCTTTGCTTCCTGCTTATTATATATTCCTTGAAGTTTTACTGTCATTGCTTTGTCCTCCGTGATCTGTATTTCTTTAACTGTCTTTATTATATACTTACGGAAGTATAAAAGCAATAGGCATAATACACAAATTTACGGAAGTATAATTGTGATTTTTTATACTTCCGTAAAAATAAAAAGAATGGTACAATAATGAAAATGAAATGGAGGAAAGAACAATGGAAGAACAGGAAAAGAAATGGGCGATACCACGCGGACACGCAGCGACAGTGGCAAAAAATAAATACCGAGAAAAAAAATACGATCGCGCCGAACTTTCATTGCCGCGCGGAATGAAAACAGCAATAAAAGAAGCAGCGAAAGAACAGGGCCTGACTTTTAACGGGTATGTTGTGGAAGCAGTGAAAGAAAAATACATGAACGACACCGGAAAGGAATTATACTGGAAAGAAAACGAAGAAGACGCACCGCAGACATTGGAAGACCAGAAAGAAGTAGCAAGAGAAATGGCAACGGCAGCAGGTATGGAGGTAATAGAAGATGAGTAGAAATTGTGAAGACTGCACACTGGACGGATGCTGCGAACTACAAGCCAATAGAACTGTAGCTTGTAGCAATGGGAGAGAAAAGACAAAAGAGCAGAGATTGCGAGACATTGACGACGCGGTTATTAATGTTATCGAAAGATTAGATTCTATTAGTAACCAGTATGCTTCATGGGACCAGTGGGACAAGACAAAAATAATAAGAAAAGCAGCGAACGTTTTAAAAACTGCGTATGAAGAACGCATAATGTTTTTGTTTGACAGAGAAGAAACGGAAATAGAACTGATAAAGGTCGCGGGAGAAACAGAAGCAGGAAGAATAATGCGTATTATACGGTTACAACCAGAAGAAAAACACATAGAATTTATGAATAAAGTACATGAATTAATATGCTGGGGCGCAGACTGTACAAACTGGGAAGATATTGAAGACATTGAAAATGAATACAGTAAAAGATTTATTAATACAGAAAGTTGAAAAATAAATTATGAATAAAACAGATATAGTAAATATGCTATGCGGTCAACCATTCAAATTTTACGCAATGAGTAAGGCACAACAAATGTATGGAAAAAATATTTGTAGTTATAACGATATAACAGGGGAGTTTAAATGGAACAGGCATAGAATAAATTCTATGCAACTGAATGATATAGTTGATTTGTACGAAAATGTGAAAAACTGGAATAGAGAAGAAACAGCAAAGAAAAACACAAAGATCATACTAAATGTTGCAACTGAAAAAAGATGTTACTTTAAATGCGAAGTATGTGGATATGAGAGAGTAGCACAAGAAGACAGGTACTGCCCTATGTGTGGCGAAAAATTCGATATAACAGAATAAAAGAAGAACCCGGCAAATTTAGGTCTGCCGGGTATTTTTCTATTTGTACTAATTATACATAACCTACAGGCAATCTTGATTCTAAGACCAGTGATGAGGTAATCGCTCTGCTTAA